CTGAATATTCGTGCAAAGTCCGTTGGTGAAACGGTAGAAGTCAATGTGACTTGTCCTGATGATAATGAAACTCAGGTTGAGATGTCAATCAACATTGATGATATTAAAGTCAAGAAGACTAGGGGACATAAGAACATCGTCAAACTTGATGATGAACTTTCGATGAAACTTAAGTATCCATCACTGGATCAATTCATTGAAAATAATTTTGATACTGGTCATACAAATGATGATGTATCTCAGTCACTCTCGATGATTACTGCCTGTATTGAAGCAGTATATAATCAAGAAGAAAGTTGGGAGGCATCTGACTGCACTCAGAAAGAACTTAGTGAGTTCGTAGAACAAATGAACACCAAGCAGTTCAAACAGATTGAGAAGTTCTTTACTACAATGCCTAAATTGTCACACGCAATTGTAGTTAAAAATCCAAAGACCGGTGTCGAATCCGAAGTAGTTCTTGAGGGGTTAGCAGCTTTTTTCAGTTAAGTATGGCTCATACGAATCTTGAGTCATACTTTAAGATTAACTTTGCCTTGATTCAGCATCATAAATATTCATTAACAGAGATTGAAAATATGATCCCCTGGGAAAAGGACATTTATTTAACACTACTACAACAATACATTGAAGAGGAAAACCTAAAAGCACAGCAGCAAAATAGTGGAATCTAACCTAGAACAGCAAACACCAAAACTAAATGTCACGAATGTCTCATCGGCAGTGTTCGGAAAGGATGGTCCTGCTCTGGGTGAAGAAAGTAAGATTGGCAAACTCTCTCGTATTTTAAGAACCACTCGTATCAAAGTAAATAATGTAGAAAAAATAACTGCTGTTAGCAGAGATAAGATTTCGAGAATTGTTGATATTCTCAAGACACAGCAAATAACAACTGATGATAAATTGTCAGTACCAAAGAAGAACGAAGGTATTGGAAATATTGGCGAAACTTTAATTGAAACTAATAGAATTCTTGTAGAGATTCAGAATCAACTTGCATATGATTTTGCAATGCAAGTTGCAGAGAGAAAAGAAGAAAATAAAGAATTAAAAGAAAAACAATCTAAAAAAAGATTTAAAAAGGAAGAGAGTGCTCTAGAAAAAAGTAGAAAAAAAATTGCTAATGCTCTTCAAAAAACAACAGAAAAAACTGTTGCTCCACTTAAAAATATTTTCGAAAAAATAAAAGACTTTCTTACAATTGTTGGTCTTGGTATTGCTACAAATACAATTTTTGAGTTTCTATCAAAAGAAGAAAATAGAGAAAAACTTAGTGAGTGGTTTGATTTAGTAGCAAAGAACTGGAAGTGGATTGGTGCTGGAGTATTAGGATTTCTGGCACTAAAACCTATCTTCGGAATCCTCGGAGCAATTGGTGGCATCATTGCCTTGTTTAGAACTGCCGCCGATGTGTTTAGATTTGCACGCAGAATTGTTTTTGGAAAACCACCAGCAGCTGGTGGACAATCTGGAACTTCTGGTGGAGCACCTGGTGGAAGGATGTCAGGTGGTAGTAATACTGGATTATATTATGGAAGAAATGTTGATCCAACATCAGGAAGACAATTAAGATCTAATGCCAGCATTAGTAGATATAATGAGTCTATGGCAAGAAGTCTTCAAGGAAAAGCAAATCTTGGAGATAGGGCAAGGTTATTTTTTAGAAATAATAATATTAGACTTCCAAAAATTAATAGACTACCAAATCTTAGAGGAATTCCAAGAGCAAGTGCTTTATCAGCAATTTTTGCTGGAGTAGATTACCTTGATAGAAAAGGTGCTGGACAAACTGAAACACAAGCAATCTCTGGTGCAGTCTCTGCCACTGGTGGTGGTATGGCAGGTTTTGCTCTTGCAAGTAAAGCAACTGCCACTGCTCTTTCTCCACTACTTGTGGCACCAATTCCTGGGTCAAGACTTTTATATGGTGCCTTAGTTTTAGGTGCAGGAATTTATGGTGGTATGAAAGGAGCAGAACTATTTGGAGGTGTATCTGATAAAGTTACTGGTGTAGAACCAAGAGCAATGGGTGGTCCTGTAATGGCAGGAAATACATATTTGGTAGGAGAAAAAGGACCAGAGTTGGTCAAATTCACTGGAAATGGGCAAGTTATTAATAATATGCAAACCGAAAAAATCTACAAGATGATTACATCAGGTAAGAAAGGTAGAACGAGAATTGTTGAGTTACCACCACAAACTATCGAAGGACCAAAACCAGAGATAAAATTACCCCAAGGTCCTGCAACTAAAGCACCTCAAATCTCTAGTTCAAATTCTTTAGATGGTTACAGAGGTGTGACCTCTGAAATTTACGGTATAATGGTGTAGTATCATGAATACTCAGGTTAAGCAATTAAAATTAAATGTAACTAATATTAAGAGTATCCTTGTAAAAACAAATGAGGAGAGAGAAAAAACTAAAAAAATAAAAAAGCAAAATAAACTAAGATTGGAAAGTATTAGAAAAAAAGAAGAAAAAGAAGAAAAGATAGAATTATCATCTCCCAATACTTCAATAAAATCTACTTTTTCAAAAATTAAAAAAGTAGGAGGAAATATCTTTGATAAGTTGTTAAATTTTGGGAGCTTGCTACTACTTGGAATATTAGCAAATTCTTTACCAGCAATTGCCAAAAAAATAGTTGAAGTTGTAGACGATTTAGTTGATTTTTTAACTCCACTTTATTCCGGATTTATACTTCTACAAAAGACATTTAATGGCGAACCACTTGATGATCCACAATTAAATCCAGAAAAAAAGAGATTTACTGATGAATTAAAGAAAGTAAAACTTGAAGTTGATAAACTCAAAGAAAATTTAGGTATTGGAGGTTTTATTATTACCCCACTACAGAACTTCATTGATGGAATGATTAAAGATTTTGGTGGAGATAGATTAGTAATGGCAACTAAAACTGAGACTGATGAGGAGACTGGGGAAAAGAAAGTAATTGAAGGATTTTTAGATACAAAAACAGGTGATTTTATAGAAAAACAATTTACTGCTGCAGAAAGAGAAAGATATGAAGAAGCAAGAAGACAACGAGCGATGGAGTCACCGGAGGACGCTGCAGAAAATGCTGCTTTACAAGAATCTGTTAGAGGTCAAACTTCCGAAGGATCATCAACAGGACCAGCATCATCGGGAACAACTTTAAATTATGGTTTAGTAAACCCCACACCTAATACTAATATCCTAGAAAATAAAGGTGGTTATGCAGCAGATACTGGTTTAGATATTATAGGAAAAGTTGGAGATCCTATTGTTTCTCCTGTCGATGGCATTTTAGAATATGCTGAAAGAGGACATACGGTGCAAATGGGTCAAGATTCTGATCCAACTAAACCAGGAATACAAGATCAACTTAGTTTTAGAATTCGTTTAAACAAACCATTTACGTTTGATGGCAAAAAAGTAAATTTTGTTTATGGAACGCACCTGGCTACTTTAGATGCTGGAGTTGCAAATAAGTTTGATATTCCAATTAAGGCAGGACAAAGATTAGGAACGATGGGAGTTGCTAATAATGTTCCTCATTTACACATAGGATTTGTTGAAGACAGGGCACAGACAGGATTTTTAAACTTTAAAGAAGTTAGAAGACTTTTGTCCGGACAATCATCAAACGGAGAAAAAAAAGGTGCAGCTGGATTACTTAAAGGATCAAGAGATGAAAGAAATAAACAAATGAATGCAATAAATCAACCAGATCCTACTGATGAAGAAGTAGCAACCCTCTTTATTCAGCGTGTAAATACTATACAGTATGTTCCAGTTCCAGTTCCAACATAATATAATATGTCAAAGGCAGCATCAGTATCAAAATACGAAATTATGACCATCTCCAAGAACGGAAAGGAAGTCCGTCTGGAGGGGAAAACTGTTGCTTTTGATTATTATGAAAGCATACGATCTCCAAATGTCACGGCAACAATGATGGTTGTGGATACGGGAGGTTCTGTTTCATATTCAAAAGATTACGATAAACAAGAGAGAATAGGTTCAATTTATAATGCACTCCCTCTTACTGGTAGAGAGCAACTAAAATTTAGAATTAGTTCTACTCTGGGTGAATTAAATTTTTCACAAAAACCATTATTTGTAAATGCTGCGGCAAGTCCAGATCAAAATTCACAACGAGAGTCAATTGCACTGAGTCTTTTCTCCGAAGGTGCAAAACTCAACTCAGAGTCTGATGTGCTGAGAAAGTATCAGGGTAATATTGGCGATTCTGTTCGAACACTCATTAATCAATTTCTTACAAGTAAGAGTGATAGAGTTAGAATTAATGAGATACAAAAAACTGCGAATGCATACAACTTTGTCGGTAATAGTAGATCTGTTTTTGAAGTGATTTGTAGTCTGGGTGCAAAATCTTATGCAGAGGAAGATAGTGCCGGATTTTTCTTTTTTGAAACACAGGATGGATTTAATTTTAAATCAATTGATAGTTTAGTTTCTCAGAAACCTGTGGCAAGATATTATAAATCAGAAGTCTTGCGAGAAAATATGGATAATCCTGCCAATGATTTTAAAATATTATCCTCCACCATCAAAAAGAATCAAAATGTTTTGAATGCTCTGAGTGCTGGTACATTCTACACTAAGAACATTTTCTTTAACCCGAAAACTTTTGAAGAAATTGAAATTGAATATAAATTTACTGAGGGTAGATTGATTAAGTCATTAGGAAAATCAGCAGAAGCACCTGATGTGAATGCACATACTAAAACACATTATAGTATGTTAGATATTGGCACACTTGAACCAACCGTCAAAGGAAAGGATAACAATAATCCTAATGAGTATCAGGCACAAGCAGCCATGCGATATAATATATTATTCAGTCAATTGATTGACATTCAAGTCCCCTGCAATCCCAATCTGAGAGCAGGTGATACAATCATGTGCGACTTTGAAATCGTTACACAATCAGAAAAAGAGCAGGGTTCTAGTGATCCTGTTCAGAGTGGTAAATACTTAATAGTTGACCTATGTCATCATTATGAACCCACAAGATCTATCACATCATTGACATTGGCTCGTGATAGCTATGGTCTGTATACGAATAGGAACAAGTCATGAGAGGAACTGCACTACCAAAAGGACATTTCATAGGGCAAATTCCACCCAATTGGAACGAACATGTTCAGGGTGGAAAATGGGATGATGCACACAATCATAGAGTCAAAGTTCGCATACCCTCAAAGCACTCTAAATCTGGAGAAATACCCGATAACGATTTGCCATGGGCAATTGTTGAACAACCAACCACTACAGGAATGAGAAATGGTGCTTCCATGGGATTGCATGGTGGTGAATGGGTAAAGGGATATTATCTAGATGAGGGAGAACAAATTCCTGTGATTACTGGTGTTTTGAGTATCAATACTATAGAAAGATATTCTCAAAAAGTTTTTCCCGGTGGTAGCACAAAATTTAATCCTGTTAAGAGATTCAATGCTAATTTGATTGCACAGGCATATCAGATGGTTGCTGGACCTCGAAAAAACTCTAATGGACCTGCTGTTCCATCAAAAGAAGATTTTAAAAACGGAACAAATGGACTATAAATACGGGCATAGGGAGGTAAATCCATAAATGGCAGAAAAGAAGATACCGATTAATGATCCAGACAAAAAAGTCAGTCCGGAAGTAGCAGGCATTGTAAATCGATATAATGCTCAAGTAACTGCCATTAACGAGTTTATAGACGAGAACTCTGAAGTTGCCGAGGCACAGTGGGACGATGAGGTAAGAGATGAGTATAATGAAAAATTAAGAGAACTTGATAGTATAGGAAACGAACTAAAAAGATTAACTTCTGATGGTTCTGCCAGTTGCTTAGCACGAGAAACCATAGGTAAATCATGGACCTTCGATGAATCTCCTGACTGCACTACATTTTTAAAATCACAGGCATATAGAGATGCACTTGAAATTTTAACTCAGGAAGTTGATCTACCAGATCCATGTGGAAAAGGTGACCTAGCCAAAATTAATACCTCATTACTAAACTTCTTTGATAAACTTAAAAAAATTAGGAAGTTCGGTGATACTTACATTAATAGTGCAGCCAACTCTATATACAGGATACAAAATTTAATTAGAAACACCGCATCGACGATTGGTGCTATCCTGAAAGGAATGATGCAGAATCTTCGTAATTGGTTGTTAGATAAAATTAGGACAGCAATTCAACTTCTCATTGATACACTCTTTCCCACTCTTGCAAAGAACATAAAAAATACAATCATCGGGCAGATTATTGATAATGTCCTGTGTGCATTTAAAGGAATCATTGGTAACCTTGGCACTCTCATTGGAGATTTCTTATTCGAACTCGTTGGTAAGGTTGTAAATGTTCCTCTTTGTGCGGTTCAGCAGTTTACAAATGGATTAATCAATAATGTTGTTGCACTCGTTGATGATGCACTAGCACCAGTATTGGACAGCATCAATGACCTACTGGGTGGAGTTGGTAAGATTGCCGGATCAATATTCCAAGCAATTGATTTTATCCTCGGTTTCGAAGCATTTCTTTGCCAAAAACCAAACTGCCCTGAGGTTAAGTCAACACCATTAGGACCATGGTCAAACAATCCATCTAAACCATTTGGAGAAGGATTCGATAATTTCCTAGACGATGCCGAGAATACAGTTTTTGGTGGAGGAAAGGGAAGCATAGAAAATTTTGTGAATGGTCTCACAATTTTTAATGAAAAACCAGCAGATGCACCTGATGCACCATTTGGGTGTGATACAAGTCCATTCAAGTGTGGTCCACCAACCATTGAAATTTTTGGTGGAGGTGGTATCGGTGCTGCTGGAAGAGCAGTTGTCAATGAACTTGGTCAAATTTATGGTATCAACATAGAAAATGGAGGTGCTGGATATACAAGACCTCCATTTGTAAGTATCATCGATGCATGTGATAATGGTAATTATGCTTCTGCATATGCGGAAATTGATTATGATCCACAATCAAGCACTTATGGTCAGGTCACTGATATTGTTATGGTGAATCATGGCAATGGTTATTTAAATGAACCGAATGGTCTTGATGAATTTGATAATCCTGTAGATTCTACACAAGATCCATCAGTTATCGGCACTGTTCCAGTTCCTGGTGAACTCTTAGATAGTGGAGTCAATGATTATATTGTTTGTTTAGATGGGTTCGAGATTATTTCTACAGGACTTGGATACTCACCGCTCGATGAAATTATTATCACTCCAGATCTTCCGAACTTAGAAGCAGGAGTTAGAATGACCGAGGCAGGTCAAATTATAGAAATTAATTTAAGAGAAAAGGTATGTGGTCTCACTGATATTCCCGAAATCACAATAAATAGTGACACGGGAGAGGGTGCTAAGATTAGACCTAAATTCTCATTCATTAAGATTACTGACGACATTGAGGAAGAATTACCTCCACAAACAATCATTGCAGTTGATAAAACCACTGCCAGTGATGCCAGTATTGCCTCTCTTGCTCAGAGAAACGTTGTTCGTGTAATTGA